ACCTATACGGAAATTTTTTCTTACCCACCTCTTGACTTTTTATAGTTAGTCTTTCGTCCTTTAAAGCTTCAGCAAACAAAAAGAACCGCATTCTCATGCGGTTCCTGAAGTTTTAAATTTGGTCGGGGCGGCGAGATTCGAACTCACGGCCTCTTGTACCCGAATTAACAAAATATAATTTCATTGCGATTTACAGAGAGTTGGGGGACGCTGAAAAGGTGCTTGCTATCTGCGTTTCCCGCTATTATGCTTTAAAATCGCTTAATTGGTTCTACAAGTTTCTAAAAAAAATATTGGACAAATATTGGACAAAAAACAGCTTATCCTGACTGTAAAATCAGTCAAAATAAAGATTCCCATCAAACTCTTTGCCATCAACATAGTACCCATCAGTGTACTGCCACATACTAGCATTCGGCCAGTCGCAGCGCCCGCCCCACTGAGCTACCCAATATGGCACATAACTAGCAAGTTGCTCTGTAGCAATCTGATGCTCTAACCAATCCAGGCTAGCATATATGCCACAACTATAGCCACTGCGATTACACTCACAGATAAATTCACTGCACATTGCAGTAATCTCCTGACATGAAGGCATACCGTGACGCTGTTTATATCCGTCTGCATCTTCCATGTCAAACCATATACCCATTTCCAGCTTTTCGGGGCTTAATCCACAATCTGCTAGCGTTTCAACAACAAACCTTGCTTCCTCCTGCGCCCTTTCTGGTAATAATGCGTAACTGTAGTGATAAACACCAATTTTAAGGCCTGCAGCTAATGCGCCATTGATATTGTTGTAAAATTGGCTGTCCAAATGATTCCGACCATAACCGATTCTGATAATAGCGAAATCTAAGCCAGGAGCTACCCGCCCCCAATCAACTACACCATTATTTTCGCTTACGTCAATACCTCTTAACATCTTTACACATCCTTTTTTTTCTTAATAGTATCAATCAAGCCTTTTACAGCCTCAACGCCAGCAGCGTTGAGGTTTTCTACTATACTCAACAATTCCGTTGCCGTTAAATAGCCGATGATTGTACTCACTGCCCATGCAGGCTTACTAAGCTCAACCATAATCAGATCCGCACTGGCAGCTGCCATTACGCATAGTAAATATATGCAAATCTTGCCTAAAAAACGGTGCTTCATAACTTCAGAAGAAATGAGCCCTGCACTTCTCGCCGCTTTGATGGCAATCAGCGATTGAAAAATAGTTGGCGCTGTTTTGCCTTGCTTAACCAGATAATCATGTGCAATCGCCAACCACTTAGTCAGACAGTCCAACACAACCAAAGCAGAAAACGCATAGAACAATATAGCGTGTCTGTGCAGCAATACAACCATGATAGCAGCCATAGCAGTCTTATAAGACCAACCACTGTACAACGTTTTCCCTGCAGCAAATGCCGATTCAAAAAATAATTTATAATTCATATTTTTTCCTCCTTCGCCTTATAATGAGCCTATCAATTACAAGGCGTGATAAAAACCATGAGTCAAAGTGTGCACCGCGTTATAAACGGCCATGCGTAAAGCTAAAAAATCCATCTCATTACCTCCTATAATTCTAATGTAACATCATCGGCTTCTTCCGCCGTGCCTGCAGCTTCCACCTGCGCCTTTGCCTTGCGGTAAGCAATATGCAGGAGATTGGAGCGTACGGCGACCGCTGCTACGATAGCACGCAGGTCCGCAGCAGTTACAATGGCATCCTGGTTGTCAGCAGTAGTCCAAGCAATATTCGAGTCCTCACCCTGCAGGTCTAAAGCAACGATTGCAGCCGCTATGCGTTCACGAGCCTTGCTGTCGTAGTCATAAGTATTTCCATTGTAGGCAACGGGAGCAACTTCAGCTTTATCACGTCGTTGTTTGAGCATGAGGATTTTGCGTTGCTTAACTGTTTCAATATCAATAGGTTTAAGAGTAATGCTGCCATCCTTCAAGCAAATCTCATTCAAATCGTAATCTATCGCAGATTCAACAGCTACTTCTGTTCTAGTAGCCAAATCAATCAAATCTGGGGCCGCAGTACTGGTACTTACTATTTCACCTTTTTCGTTAAAAATATAATACATCTTTACTCCTTTATTCATATACTATGCATAAATAGTTAACAGTAGGCTTATAGTCTGTCACATTTCCTTCAGCATCCTCAATAGTTGCGCGGCAAATTACTCTACCAGAGCCTTGATTAACCTTACATACAATCTGTGTAACATTCTTTAATTCTTGGCTTAAGTCGGATATCCATACCGCATAGTAGCAATTTTCGCGATTAGCCCCTTGAGGAATAGGAATAATACCACCCTGTACCAGCTGCCCCATCATTATATGTGATACTTTATGGGGCTTGTTTATTAAATCATCATAGTTGCCGCTAGTCGCTACCTTAGCTAGGGCATTCATTTTAGTAAGTAACATGTCATTTGTCGCATAGTCCGCATCATTTTCCAAATCAGTTAATTTTTCAGGTATGCGCTCAGAAAGAGATTGGAAGCCATATTTCATTTTAGTCCCCAATCCCGAAAAAGCAGCATTAATCACTTTATTCTGTACTGGATTTTCACTAGCATCAGACAATTCTGCATCAATAGTAACCATAGGAAGTAACCCAACAACGGGGTTGCCATCAGCACCTGTAGCTTTAACTCCTGCCGCCAAATTGTCGGCAGTAACAGTGTCGCTGGTCAAATCGACCAGCGTTGCACCATCGTATACAACTTTATTCACTGCCATAAGTAATCTCCTTAACCGATTGTTACAGTAACGCCGCCCTGAGGGTTATCACTTTCGTTATAAGGAATCGCCTCAATAACGACTTGGGAGATGTAATTAAACCCTTTTGTGCTGTCCGGTAAAATAGTTTGCTGCGAAGTAGACGGAGTCGCAATTTTGGATTCAGCCTTAGCACCTTCGATACCAGACATAGTACCGGTTACACCCAAAATTTTTACGCCGCTACGAATGTTGGTGGCGATGATGTTTGCCTGCTCAGTAGCGCTGATAGCTACCTTGCCAGAGCCGTCATGGTAACCGATGGGAATAGTGTAGGACTCGCCCTTGGTGCTGATAGTGCCAGTAACAGCACCGTTATTTTTCATGGTACCGGTCAGTTTGACGCCATTTACGTAAGCAGTTTTTCCGGTAAGAATTTCCGCCACAGCTGCAGTAGCGTCGCTGGTGTCAGCATCAAATGTACATGTACCGGTAATGGGTGCGCCGCTCTTATCGTGGGTAGTATAATTCTTTAAGACTTTGTCCGCAGTTACTGTATCTGCAGTCAGGTCGATAAGGGTTTTGCCACCATACACAACTTTAGAAATATTTTTGTTAGCCATTGATTTCAATCTCCTCTCCAATATACACAGTAAGACCATCTGATAAATTGCTGGTCTCGTAATAAGGTATCTTTTTTACTGTAATATCCCCCTGCAGATAGCGTTCGGCCGTCGGCAACAGATAATCATCGTTGATCTGGGAGCGAGCAACATAGTCACCGGTATACGGCGAGCCCCCAAATCCTTCACGCACTGCACTAAGTGTTCCATGTAGGACAGCAGCGTTTGATACAAGTTCACCCTGCAGCACGGCGGCTTTAGTCAAAGTTAATGTGCCGATAAGCTTCATCAGTACGTCACCTCTTCCAAAAGCAGGAATTCATGCGGAGGGATAATCGTATCGACGAAGCCGTTGATACGTTTAAGCTCAACATCATATACATACATGCCAAACTCCATTTTCTCCGTGTCTGCCGGATGAATTGTTAACATGCCGTCCGTAATAGTTTTCTGAAGAACAATAGTCGGACTGCGTGTTGCTCTGCGCAAAGTGAACGTCAATACATCGTTGTCATCCAACGCTACTGCATTGCCCGCTACATCAGTGACATCAATTTTAAAAATACCGCTATCACCTCTAATCATAGCAATGTTGTTATTCTGAACCGAAAACATTTATATCACCTCCTCCCTACTATCCTTGCAACACCATAAACGATGTTGTTACCTGTATAGCTCCAGATATGCCGAATTCGCCTTGGTTAAAAAAGCCTCCATAGGCATGCACGCCGATTTTGATTGATGTCATTGACAAAAAAGTGATGTAAAGTCTGTAATTTATTGTAACCTGGGGCGTGTACCGCCAAAAATTGCAGGCTGAGAATGGTGCAATTTTTATACTGTTATTAAAATCCAAAATAGTTTTTTCAAAAACCTGCTGTGCGTCTGTTAGCTTTTCGGTGCATTTAAAATAATATTGTAAGACGCGCAAATATTGCTCTTCTGAACTAAATATAGGCTTGCCGTCTTTATTGTAAATTATCAAGCCTGCACCATGTTCAGGGTCAGTTAAATCGTGATTGTTATATTTCGCAAAGCTGATTCTTCCCAAGTACACCTGTAAACTTGACTCCCTGTCGCCATAGGTCGCATCAACCGGCACAATTATATTAATCATATATCTGTCTTGTATCCGTAGAGGAAAGAATTTAACAAGCTCATCTGCAGGCGCATTGAAAGCCAATATCTCGTTTATGCTCTCATCAACATCAAATGTAATTAATACTTCCCATTCTGTTTCACCTTTAAAATATTGATATATCTCGTTGTCTCTAGGGATAAATTCAGACCTCGAATTACATTTTTTATATTGTTTAACTCTAAAGCTTTTGCCATCACGCACAAGGTTTCGATAATTATCGTCAATCGTAACAATGTTATCATTGTTTCTGACTTCGATGTATTTAGTAACTGCCATAAACAAGCCTCATCCCCTTTGCGTACTTGCTTGATCCACCGCCATAAATAGCACCCTCCAGATATATCCAGCTAATTGTATTGCCATCAATAATGATTTTAACCGGGTATGAACCGCCGGAAGATATGCGGTATACATAAGCCCACAACCTGCTGTCTTCACAGACAATAGCGCCTTGAGAGTCGGTCAAATCAACTTTGCCCAACACACGGCAAAGCGACGTGGTAACGCTTATCGTCGGACTGCCGCCTTTATATATCTCTATCCCTTGTGGCATTTTACCATACCCCCATTTTTACGCGCAGCACATTATTACTGTCGTAAACCTCAATTAAGTTATCTTGGATTTCCGTGCGTGCACCGCTCGTAGCAGTACGCAGCGTGCCGATGGTCGCACAGATGGCTGACAGGCTATTAACCATAATCTTATCAGCGGTGATACCACCAGCCAGCATATCATTTGTAATTATGCTGCCATCAACTTTAGTATTACCAGTGATATGGATGTACTTGCCATCAAGCAGTATCGTACCATCAGCAAGATTGATTTTTGTCAGCACAGTGTTGCCGTCAACATCAACATCTTTGACTGCCAGGCTTATGGCATCGTTCATCTGCGTGATTGTAGCATACGATTTCAATTCGCCATTTTTAAAATTAGCCATTGTATTGCTAATCTGATTATCAGTCTCAGTCTTCGTGTAGACGTTGCCGTTAAGTTTTGCTGCTTCTTTGGCATCTTCAAGCGCCTTTTTCGTTGCTGCGTCCAGTTTATCAGTGCTTATTGCCTCTGCAGCCAAAAGGCTGTTATCAATAGTAGCTTTCACACTCGACATAATCTGTCCGCTAAATGGTCCATTGCCAAAATAGTCATAATAGCAGGCCTTTACATCATATACACCGGCACTCAACGATTTGAAAAAGCTAAGATTACTGGTTTTTTCATCGTAAGTATATTGCGTTCCTGATATATACCAATGAACGCCAATGCAATTAGCCGGTATGCTGTTCACATGGCATTCCAGCCCCTGAAATCTCGCATCGACAATTATTTCCGGTGCTTTCGGTGCTTCAAAGCTGTAATCTGCTTTAGCCGGAGCAGAAATCTTGCCATAAGCACTTACAGCAAAAATATACACGCTTCCTTTGCGCTCCTGTACAGCGTTAGTCGTGCAGCTGGCGTCGCTCACGCGAGCGATAAAGTTACTGTTATCAACGCCAGCTTGATTATCTAACCGGACTTCGTAATACTTGATGTCAGCATTACGAACTTCATCCCATTTAACTGTGAAATAATCGCCTATGGCAATGCTGATGTTTTCCGGAGTATTTGGTATTTCTGTTGAGAGCGCCACCAGAATACTTGTTTGGGCGCTGCTGTCAGGCGTTTCTACATTTCCAAACACATCCTGCGTACATACGGCAATATCGTATGTCACGCCAATGTCAACCTGAGGCAATGTAGCCTTGTTATACCCTTGCCCGCCATATTGCCACTTGCTTTCCGTAGATGCCTTGTACCACACCTGCGCCTGTTGATAGTTTTCCAATCCTGCCGGTGGTTGCCACTCCACAATAATGTCATGGTACACAATAACACCATCAACATCACGATACTTGTTGTAAGCCATAATGTTTGTGCAGTTAGGCAAATCGCCCACCCCAACAACGCACGTATAGCAGTCAACGTCAGCTAAATCCTGCCCGTTTGCTTTAAAGGCATTGAATGCCGGGAATTTGAAATACAGCGTTTTACCAATATAGGATTTAGGCAAAGACACAGCGTAAATATTGCCGTCAAGTATAGCAACGTCATCATCATAGTAATGTTCGCCCTGTTTGGTGCCACATTGTGCTCGAACAAGGCCGCTCAGAGTATAAATGTTTGAGTCTTGCAACGTTGCAAGGCTATAGCTCATGCACTCGCCGTTTATCCAAATCAGCGTATTGCCATCTTTAGCATCCTGTGCGCTGCCAGTCAAAAGCTCTACGGCACGAGGATTGTCCAGCTCTATATCAACAATATCTCCGTCATAAAACAAATCAGACACCAGCTGTCCATAGACGCTGCTCACGCCATGCGTGCCGTTGTAGCTGTAATCACCGTCCTTGGTTGATACATAAACGTCACAGCCACCCCAATCTTCGCTGTCGCCATGCAAGGCTATCCATAATTCGCAGCCACTGCTGCTCGCCACCAGGTCAGAAGGAGGGATAATGAAGAGCGGCGTTGCAGTGTTGCCTGGATTCACGTTGAAGTCCTGGTACTGATATTTGTTATCTACCTTATACTTAGCCTCGCTGTAATCACCAGGAGCACGCTGCAGGGCAGTAACTGTTATCAAGCCGTTGTTTGCTTCTGTAACCTCGCTGACCATTGCAACCTGTCCTTTAATGCCAATCGCATCATCTGTGATGCGGATAAGGTCACCGGGCTCAAGACGGCAATACTTCCAAGGCAGCTTCAGCGTATATTGGTTGCACTCCGTCTGCGCAAGGCGCGTTTTCATTTGTGCGTACTTCAAAGCGCGTTCCTTTGTATGTAGCCATTTAGCGTCATAGCTCACACTCCGCACACCATAAGTTTTAATGCTGGCGATATCCTGGAAGCTGACGCTCTCCTCTTCATAGTCATTAGCGCGGTTCAGGAAATTAACAGTAACGTAGTTGTATATCTCCGTACTGTCCTTACGCTTGAAAACAACAGGAGCACCGCCCTGGCTAATCAGTTCATCAGCATCAATATCATAGATAATCTCTGTATTCGGCTTCCACGTTCCGCGTGGAATATCGTCGCGCGGAACAAATTTAAATCTGTCCACGCTCCAGAACATGTAGGTATTCGTCAGCTCCAACAGCTCAGCAATGACTTCCTGCGCTTTTTTCTGATTGGAGAAAGCGTCATTATAAGTGCTGATAAGCAGGTCAGCATTTTTACAATAGCTAGCATAATTTTTTAAGCTTGGAAGATCAATGTATTCGCCAAGGCCAATGCTATCCAATATGTTCTTGATAACTCCGGCCGGATTGGCATCAGTCCCGTCATTACTGTCTATAAGCGTTCCCTTGACTTCAAAACTATAGGACGGCATGGAAGCGCTGTCTTCTCCCAAGAAGATTTTTCCATAAAGATAAGCAAGATCAGTATATCCTGTAGCTATCTCAGGATGGTTTGTAGACATATACGTTGTTGGTGCATTATTATCACCGCGATTCAACGATAATCCCGCGCCTTCGTTACGGCCGTTGGCGTTAAGTGCTGCCAAAGAATTATATGCTGTATCGCCTACCCACACCTTGCTTACGTCCTTGATTACGCCTTCGCCTAAAGCCAGCTCTGCATAAACATAGTACAAATAGGTGATTGTTGTACTTTTGGACTTACCGCTTTTCTGCGTAACACGCTTTTCTTTAGTCGTAAAGTCCTGGTAACAAATCAGATTCGGTGAAACCTTACATGTACCAAAAAGCAGCGGAACCGGAGTTCCGAACTCACAGACTGTACTTTGAAAAGCATCTATTTTATTTGAGCGGCTTGTAAAGCTTGTCTTTTTAAATAACCCCATGTTTAGGCCTCCAAAATCCTGTTATTCTGCTTTTACCAAGGGCGTCAGTAAATTTCGGATCATCAATATTGGTAATGGTCGTACCATCATCAGCGTCACAATGCAGCAGCATGCCTTTGCCTAAATAGATAGCAAGATGTGCATATTTACTGTGTCCCCAACGGTAGCTGAGCAAATAGCCAGGCATCAAGCACTTAGTGCGCACAAAATGCTTTTCTAAATAAGGCAAGAGCAGTTCCTTACAGCCTTTTTGGCAATACCAGTCTGCACTGTAACCAAATTCGACCTTTATTTTCTTATGCCCCAACTCAGCATAAAAATTTGTCACCAGGGTGCAGCAGTCAAGCCCTGCGCCCTTCACGTCACCACCATTGATATGCGGCGTGCCTATATAGGTTTTTGCTAAATCAAGGAGTTTATTCATATCTTCACCAGCACATTCTTCGATGGTTTGAGTGGAATCATACATGTGTAAGTGTCTTTGCTAGCCGTGCTGACCACCCCGTCCGCCTCTTGGTAGACGTTCTGCGGCGCAAAGGTGCGCAAGGGCACAGACGCATTTAGCCCAACGGTCTCGCTCTTCACGGACAATTTGCAGCTGATGCCGCCGCAAGACGATATCTCGCATCTGCCTGTAAAAAGCTCCAGCACGCCTAGGACAGCTCCTGTCTCCGCGTCCAGAAAGGCGCGTCCAAGCGTCAGATAAGCATCATCCAGCGTGCCATCATGCACTGCCTGCAGCAGATATTTGCCATCAACCTTATCATCATGTAGGCGGTCAGTGTTCAGCATCACGCTCAAGGTTTCAACTGAAGGTGCGCCAGAGCTTTTCGTCTGTTCACGTTTCATAATAAAACGGTCAGCCTTGTACAGTTTGCCGTTAAAGCTGATATCCTTGTCAAATTCAGCAGTACGGTAAATACTGCCATTCGCTAACTTTAGTGTAAACAAATCACAGCAGACAAATTCATTATCTGTATTCAGGTGTTGAGCAAGGTCTAACGTACAGTTTTTCATCTTCATCACCTCACTGTAACCAATTTCAAGTTAACGTTGTTTACATCAGCAAAAGTCTGGGTAACAGAAAGCGTATCTGAGAAGCGTACACGCCAATAATAGTCAAAGCTTGCCATAACAACGCTTTTTGCCGTCGCAGCTGGCACTGTCAGTATGTCCCCGTCCAATGTAAAATCTGCAGTCTCTTTATCATCAATATAAACACTTACATTATCAGCCTTTTCGCAAGGTAGTACATAGCCACCATTTTTAATGAACAGCTGATATTTACCACTTTCATCCCTGCTGAGCTCCTGTAGCTCGACGCGAGCGCCATAATCCTTGTAAAAGAAGGGTAAAAGAGTACCCTTGCATTTTGCATAAAAGCCAATTAGCAGCGACAGATTCTTATCGTCTAAAGCTGTAAAGCTCACAGTAAATGATAGTTTAGGATACAGCTGGCTACAAATCGCCCTACGCCTGCCGCTGGCGGTTTCTGTCTGTGTGACCTCCCACGCCTGCTGCAGTGTACTGCTCCATGCTGTTTCACCGCTGTCAAGAGGAAATATTCTTTCAGCCATATGCATCCTCCTTAAAAAGTATCAAACGCCGCGTTGAAGTTGCGGTTGTCGTCTAATGTTGCCTGCTTTAGAACCTGCATGCCTCCGCGCGCCAAAAAGTCAGCAAAGCTGGATGCATCCAACGCTGATACGTTAAGAGTGATGCTGTTGCTCGTAGAGCTGCTGGAGGAACCAACGCTGGCAGGACAGTTATAAGCACCACCGGAACCGACAAGCCCGCCGCTGGCAAAGCCTCTCAAACGTCCCGTATTCAAGCCATTAAGGAACGGTACGCCCAAACGGTCTACAGCCTGAGCATTCAGGACATATTCGCCATTAGAGAGCATTGCCGGAACACTATCACTCGTACCGGTACCGGTACCAGCGACAGCACCACCTGAAGCAAAGGCATTGCCGAAAGCACCCTTCCAACGTGCCGCAAAACCACCACCGCCGCCGGTGCAGGCAGCTACAATGGTTGCATAAAGAGCTGCCTGGATAAGCTGGGAGATAAGCTGCTGCAGGACGCTTTTCATAGCATCGCCGAAGCTCTTAGCCCCGGTAATCCAGTCAGTTATAGCGCCGGAAAAATCCTTTGCCAGCTGATTGCTGGTCTGCTGAATCTTGCTGATGGTATTGATTTTCTGCTGTTGCTCATCGTACTTCTGATTGATTGCAGTCAGTGCTTCCAATTTCAGTTTATCGTCCAGAAAAGGACTATTTGTCACAGACTCAGTAGCTTCTTCCTTCCACTTGTCATTCTTCATAGTCATCTTCCCGACGGCGTCAGAAGCATTGTAATCAGCCTTCCATCTGATTTGCTTATTGCTATAATCAAATTTAGCACTTTCAGTATTAACAGCAGCGGACTGATTGATATTATCAATCGTATATTGGTGAGTCTTCTTAAGCAAGGCCAGCTTCTCTTTGAGTATGTCCAATTCTTTCTGAGACGCGCCACGCAGCTGTGCTTCCTTAAGTGCATTTTCAGCAGCAAGCATCTGTTCCGTGTAGGCCAGTTCCTCTTCCTGCAGCTCCTGCTTTTTGTTGAACTCAATTTCTTTGAGCTGAATCTGGTATTTTTGAGCGTCAGTGCCATACTTTTTAGCAATAGCGTTCTGAGCTGCCCACATGTCTTTTTCTTTTTTCAAAACAAGCCGGACATAGTCGTTTTCGATTTTCTTCCGCTCCTGAGCTATCCTGTTTTCGTTCTGCAGAGCCTTTAAGGCTACATTCTCCTGCTTTAAGGCAGAACTTCTTCCGGAACCAAGATTGCCTTTATCAGTGTTCTGAAAAAGCTTGCCGGAATCAGGTTTTTTGGTAGTCTTTTTGCCTTCCTCATAGATTTTATAATCTTCCTGAATCTGTGCAAGCTCAGCATCAGCGTTACGAGTATCAACAACAGCTTTTTTCGCTGCGAAAACTCTGCCAAACCAGTCAATGGCTTTTTTTGCAAAATCCTCTACTTCTTTAATAGCATCACCAAGCATAGAAGAAAATTTGCTAAACCAATTATCTTGGTTGCCTGTAATATTTGCCCACATATCGCCTATAGTACCGATAATCCACCGCACAACGCCCAGAATTGCTTCTGTAACAGCAGTACCGATGATAACAACAGTATCAAGAATAGCCTGTACTGCTATGTTAACAGCATCAACAATTTCATCCCAATAGGTGATTATCAGCGCAATAGCAGCGCCGATTGCAGCACCTATAGCAACCATACTTGCAGTAAGTCCCAGTACCGCGCCTAACGCAGCCACAGCACCAACAGATACAACAGCAAGAACAGCAGCAAATGCACCTATTACAGCGATAACAGGAGCAGGCACGCACTCTTTGATGACGTCGCCCATGCTCTTGCCCTGTTCTGTCGCAGTCTGCATCTTCTTCTGAAACTCTCCCAGTCTGTCAGACACATCCTTTAAGATGCCCTTGATGTTAAAGGCTTCCGTCAGATATTTGCCTACAGCAGCGGAAATATTGCCGGCAGTTTCTTCGATGTTAGCCAGAAGACCGGCAACTTCGTCAGAAGTCTTGGCCATCATACCGCCGAACTGATCGTTCATGCCTGCGACAATAGTCTGCACAGCCGCTTTAGAGTCAATAGCGCCTTTAGAGCAAAGGTCCTTCATCTCAGCTACTGTTTTACCTGCAGCCTGCGCCAGCATATCCCATGCTGAAATGCCTGCGCTGGTAAGCTGCATCATGTCCTGAGCATTGAGCTTACCACTAGTCTGCATCTGGCCTAAAGCGTACGCAAGGCGGCTTACGCCTTCAGTCCCTAAGCCTAAACCGCTGGCTGCATCGCCTAGGTTGGTAAGCATAGGGATAATCTCTTCAGCTTTAAAGCCGAACGCCATCAGCTGCTGACCTGCGCTTACAACACCGGGTACGTCGAAGGGTGTTTCTGCAGCAAACTGCTGTAAATCCCTCAGCATCTGCGTACCTGCCTCAGCAGATTTCAGCATGGTCTGAAAGGCAATCTCATACTGACGCATCTGTGCTGCAGCCTGTACAGATGCTATGCCCATATTAAGGATACCGCCTGCCATGCCGGTGAAGACGCTGCCAAGCTGCACTGCAGCAATAGCGCTAAGCGCTCCAGTCATCTTGTTACATTTATCAGCAAAGCCTTTTATTCCGCTGGTTGCCTTTTGGGACTGCTTGCTGACAGTTTCCAGATCATCACCTACACGCCGTACATTCTTGCTGTTGATGCTGACCAGACTCTTGCGCATTGCTTTCACGTCAGAATTCAGCTGCTGAAACATTTTGGCAATATCGGTAAGAATAGCTGTCGATTTGCTCATTTTCGCGGACATTCTGCCGGCAGCATCGCCTGCAGCTTCTACTGCTACTGCAGTTCTGTTGAAGCCTTGCTCAGCCTGTTTGCTATCCGCTGTAATTTTGACGGATATTTCTTTATTTGCCATTGCCTGCCTCCTTCCTCTGACGCTCAAAATCAGCATAGAAGCGTTCCCGCTCCCTTGCCTGCTCTTCTTTGGTTTTCTGCTTCAGGAATGGCCGCATCAGTGTACCTGCTTTGGCAGGCTTGCGGAGATGCGGGGAAATGATGTTGGCTACCCAGTAAGCCGTTTCCCAGCGCTTTGCCATTCTTATTTCATTGCATGCATCAACCATATCGTTAAACTCAAACACCGAAAGCCTGTCCAGCTCCCAAGGTTTAAGCCTTAATTCACCAAAAGCAAGGGGTTTGGCTGCATTGTACCAAGTCCGCATAGATACGCAGCCACCACCCTCGCTAATTAGTTTTTTTCGTATTCAATATCAGCCTTCTGCTCATCGGTCAGTTCATCCGGGAACAGCTGATAATAAGCACCCACGCCTAAAATACCGCTGGCAGCCACAGCCTTCACTACAGGCAGCTGGATATCGGCAATGCTGTAACCGTTTTCCATGGCCTCGTCAATCTTTTCAGCATAATACTGTTCAGTCTTATTGCCGTTCTGGCTCATGCCTACGCTCAGCAGTACCAGCAGATTCTTCAGACTCAGCTTGTCAGCGTCCTGCAGCACCTCGCCAATCGGACATTTCAACATGTCCTCTACACGGCGCAGACGGCCGATGTTAAACCAAATCTGCTGACCTTCACCAAAAGCCTTAATGTCAATCTTTTTCATTCGTTATCCTCCATATAAGAAAAGGCCAGCTAAGTGCCAGCCTTATTTTAAGAATCAGCCCTTGCTCTGTTCGCTGAGGGGACCGTCGCCGCTGATGGTGCCTTTAAGAGTAGCAACATCATCATGCGGAGTACTCAGAGAGCATTCAGTAATAGAACCCCAACCGGTAACAAAGCTCTTATCCGGATATTCAAATTTAACATGCACCTGCTTGCCTGCCAAGAAAGCAGCCTCTAAGAACTTGGCACCGGTATCACCCGCAAGGTAAACGGTTTCAAGGTCGATAGACCAGCTGCGCAAACCTGGCAGGGTAGATTTCCAACCACCGGAAGTCTTATGGGAAGCATCAATCTCGTCAGCTTCACGGTTCAAATCACCGCTGCGTTGGCCACCAAGCAGAGTCCAGGTAGGCGCTGCTTCGGTAGTGCCGGTATTCAGGTAAATCAAATAATCTTTGCCCGCAGTCGCAGTGCTGGTCGCATCGGTGCGGGTCGGGAAAGTATATTCATCCATATCTGTTCCTCCTAACAATCAAAATAAACTTCATAGGTAATCAGCGCCATGCCTGCATCAGCCTTGCCCTGCGCCACGCCGAAAACGATTTCTTTCACTTGGCTGTCAATGCACCAGCCGCCTAAATCGTGGTACTTCGTCAGCAAGGCATCCAGTTTATCAGCCAAGGCATCGACGCCTTCAACGCTTGCCGTATCCAACAGGTAGATGCTGTATGTCAGTACGCCCTTGCGCCCGCTCTTAGTCATCTCCACATAGGTGATACGGTCACAGCTCACAGTGCCTTCCAGCTTATTGCCACGGCCGGCACCTGTAACAAGGCTGCTCCAATGCACTTCCGGTATCTGGTCCTGCAAAAGTCCCATGATAACATCTGTAATCTCAGTACGTCTGCTCATGAGCGATACAGAGGAATACTTGCTCTCCCCTGCCCTCCGGTGACGCCGAAATCAGCAGCTGTAAGACTTGCCATAAGGCGTTCCATCTCAGCCTTGTACAGCTTCAGCTTCTGTGCGTATATGTCGCTGTTTTCTACACCGCCAGCGCCGTTAAATACAGCCGTAGGGTCTGTGCCGGTCTGCAGCAGGCATCTGTTATAGCAGGCAGCCACAACGCCCAAACGCTTGACTATGTAAGGTACAGGCTCGGGGATATCGGTTACTTGAAGCCTGCTTGCCAAGCTGTTTATGATTTCATTGCCATAGACAATATCCTCATATTTGCAATCCAACACCGCGTCCTGTATATCTCCAAAATCAATGTAATCCATTATAAACCTCCCAGCAGACTGTCTAAAGCCTTGGCAAATCTGCTGACAATAACAGGCTGCATAACATCAGCTGCCGTATAAAGAAAAGGGTCCGCCTTTATGCCGGGGTGACGCACACGCTTGCTGAAGACAAATTCCTTGTTTACGGCAAAGCGCAGCACCTTTTTACTGCGTGGTACAATCAAATGCGCCTTAGTGCCTTCGTGCTGGAATACAGCTGTACTGCTTCCAAGATAAACAGTGCCTTGGTTCTCCTTCACTTCGCTCATAATGCTTTTTTCAGTCATACCGCTTCTGGTAACGAACCGATGATGGTCACGCGCATATTCCCTGACATCTCTGACGGCCATCTTCACCTGTCTGCGTACCATGTCGCGCGTTTGGACCGGTGCGGCCTCGAAAGCACGCACCAGCTTATCAAATTCGCGCGTAATCTCTACGCTTTTCATTATTCTCCGGAAGCCTTAACCTGTTCTCCAGAAGCCTTAGTCTTATGTACGTAGATAGCACCTTTCTTGTTCTCCAGAACGAATGCATCATAGCGCACACGACCTTCAACTAACCAGCCGTTGATGCCAGGCGGGTTGTCATGAATCTTATAATCTGCCAGCTTAACAGGAGCGCAGCAAGCGATGCGGTTGGTGATGATAAATGCAGTGTCCTTCGGCATGTAGGACGCAGGCACCACGATAATGGGGATGCCATCTACCATACCAACCTGACCTTTTACCAGCATATCTTGTGCCAGGTCGGAAGCCTTGATGAAGGATTCGTCCTGCTTCAGCAGCTTGAAGTAAGATGCAGCCACATAAGCAATACGATTGCCTAAAGGTGCTTTCTCGTCGGTCAGCTTCTCGGTGCCGTCGAGGAAGGCGCTGTAAGCGTTAGCCTTGGTAACTGCAGCGGTTGCACTGTTCTTAGCGCCTGCAGCAATTTTTGCCAAACGATAAATATCCAGCTCCGGAATAATTACCTCATCAATCTGACGCTGTAATGCTGCACCGGCCTCTTTCAGCATACCGGTATCCTGATAGTTGCTCTTGTCGATGGTGAAGGTGAAGGAACGGTCCTTAGTCAAGGTCAGCTCCTGAACGGAATCCTCCAGCTCTGCCGGGGTACCATAACGGTTTGCGCCGGTAGAAGTGTAATCATTCATGCCTGCGGTAGGAATAGAATAAACCTTTACAGTCTGCACGCCGGTGAAATCATAATCGTTGTTGATTGCCGGAGCAGTCAGAGCGCCCGTCTTGAAGCGCTCATCAATTTTGGCGCTGTACTTATCTGCATAGTTAATAGCCATAATAAAAAATCCTCTCTTTCATCATTAAGAATTAAAGCCACTGAGGAACGGATCATCAGTACCGCTGCCACCGCCATTGCTGCCGCCACCTGCGCCATTGGCCTTAACTGCCCAGCTGTTCTCCTTCAGCCAGCCGTTAACACCATCTTCCAGGCTGATTTCTTTGCCATCGCTGCCGGTATAGGCAAGGCTTTCATCGTCTTTGACAACGATGCTGCCTTCCAGCAGCTTAGCCATGTTCTGCGGGCTCGCAGCATTGCCCTTAGTCAGCAGTTCAACAGCCTTAGCCATCTTCATGCCGTCAAGACGCTTGGTCTTTTCTGCCTTCGCGGTTTCGGTCATATCAGCCAGCTGCTTAGTGACCTTGCCAACCTGTGCGGTTAAGTCAGTAATCTGCTTTGCGACCTCATCAGGCTTTTTGCCGCCCTGGGCAAATTGGTCTAATGTAGTCTTAAGTCCTTTGGCTTTGTCTACCACATCGTCACCATCGACCAAACCAACAGCCTCCAAGATGCTTTTCAGCTTTGTCGCACTCTGCTCTCCTGCCGTGCGGTGCTTCTTAGCCTCGTTGTTGAGAGTGTTGATTTCGCCCTTGATAGCAGCGATGAGGTCAGCACCGTTCTCAACTTTTTCCAGTGCTTCGTAAACCTGTTTCATTTCCATTTCTGATACCTCCATATCATGGGTCTCCGCCCTATATTGTGCCCTCTCCTGGGCAATAAAAAAGCACGCTGTTACACGTGCTTGATTAACGATGTTAAATTATTAAATCCCCGGAGTAATGTCTTTAATGCCCTTTGCCAGTCTGTAAGCCTTGCGCATCATAGAATTCTCTTCCAAATATTGCAAACCTTGCAATGTGATTTGTGGATTGATAGGCGTTATATAAGTTCCTGTAGCTGTTGATGTTATCTTGATTCCATCAATGTACCCTGCTTTTATAAGCATCTGGATAAGATTTTGCCACAGCACTTCTGAAATATTCAGTTTTTGGGGCGTTAAGTCTTCCCAATCTGGCTCCTCAACATCTAAGTTTTTCTCAAAAACCTTGAGTATTTTATAAATTATCTTAAAATTATCCATGTTATCTCCTTATAAAAACCTTGTAAGCCTATCTACTTAAACAATAGTCACAACTTTATCTTTAAAATTATCTGTGGTGTGAATTGTAATCCATCTTTTAACAGAATTCGGCATATAGTGAAACCTTTTGTTATCAATAATTGCTATGCCAATTCCCTCTATTTGATAATCTCTATCAAGCACAAGAATAGTTAAGTCCTTAGTATGTGGCACTTTAAGAGAATCTATAATCTTATATTTAGTGCTCATTATCGGTTCCCCCCTTGCTTCAAGAATTCTTGCAATTTCAATTGATAAGTTTTTAAGTTTTGCGTTGTTACTTGAATTTCCTCTATTGGTATTTTATACTTCTCTGACATTTTTAGCAAGTATTTTTGTGCATCAATCTCTCTGCGTAATATCATTTCACTAAAAACAAGATTATTGTAATCTCCACGTCTATCCTGTTTAGCATGATACATTTCTTCAAGAACATCAGAAACAGTTGCGCCATCCCTTATGAAAGCGATTTTACTTCCAACTAAATATGAAGCATATGCTCCCTGTTTCTCTAAAAAGCGATCAGCTTCTTCTCCTCGTATGATAATGCCTCCATCATTCAAAAATTCTTTTACTAATTTACTATACGTCGCTTTATCAATAATCTGTTGTCCTTGAGTCCCTATACGCCGACGCTTTAGAATACTTTCGTTCAGCCTGCTTTTTACTTCCCGCAGCCCAGCATAACCACGCATATACTTGCGCCAATCCTTGCCATCTTCCCACGCTTTCAAGCCTTTACGCCCCAGCACCTGCACCCTGCGTGACTCCGGCAAGCTATTCAGCCATTTGTCGCCAGCTTCCCGCAACTGATCGCGCTGCTGCTGCATATCAACTTCGCCTTCAATGACTTCCACGTACCGGCATAAGCAATGCGGGTGTACCGGCAAAGGTGGCAGCTTATCCTTGGGATATATGCCTGCACCTAAGCCATACATATCAGCTTTGGCGTACATGTCACAGATGTCGAAAACAGGGTGACGGCTGCTTAATTTGAATTTCACAGCCACAATATCAGCGTCTTTTTTCATCTTAGCTATGAAGCCGTCAGCCCATGCCCTCGCCATCTCGGTTCTGGTTATACGTTCGGCAACATAGCGGGATTTTTCGTTGACAGCAACTTCCACGGCCTTTTCAATAGCCTTTTCATTGCCTTTCTGCACTGCTTCCAGCAATTTATTATAGGCTGCCTGCAGTACTTTGTTAGGTGCGCCATTTTTGGCCAGACGATTGATGTTGTCAACGGCCTGCCTTTGCTCGGCCAATGCCTGCAGGTCGTTGCCTGTAGCCTCCCTTACCTTCTGCAGGTATTTCGGCAGCTCCTGCCTGCTGATAATATCCTTGCCGCCATTATATACGTTCTGACCATCTTCGCCATAACCGTCAAACAACGCCCTTGCAGCCTCAGTCCAGGTCTTGTTCCAGCGCATCTGTTCCTGCAGGGTGCTTACAATGGCATCACGCATTTTCACGCCTACGCCATGCAGTTTTTCAGACAGCGTCATGCCGCTTTCATCCCATTTATCGGCCAGCTCTTCACCCATGCTTTCTACTTGCGCTTTAGTCAGCATAGTCGGAACAATACCATAAGCATAAGCTGCAGCCTCTACAAGCGCAGGCTTCAGTTCCGGTAGCGTAAACAGCTTACCATAGTGGCGCTGCACATTATCCAGTGCCTCTTCAAACTTCATGCCACTAGCAATCAGCCTTTGTAAGTAAGCTACTGCTTTTTTAGCATCCTTACGCCAGCTTTTATTCAGTTTGTTAATCAGCTGCGCCAGCCTGTCCGTCGTCGCCATCATCGCCACCGCCATTATCACCAAAAGCATGGCTATAATCCAGCTTTTCCTGCTCCAAGTGCTCTTCGTAGGTCTTCACCAGTGCGTCAAAGTCATCAGCCTTAAGCTCCGGCAGATAACTGGTAAGCACGCGCTTGAATACTTCCATGTTAAATTCATCGCCAAAGTTCAAACCTTTTGCAATTTCAGCGTTCGCCAGCTCCTGCTCAACCTCACTGATTTTGAAGTCATTCGGATAGTTCACACTGTATTCCAGCTGCACACCGGTCCAGATACTGAACAGCCTTGCCAGATTCTCTTCCGCTGCTTCCACGAGGTCTGCAAAATCGGATAAGATCTGATTGGTTGCCTCATAATCCCACGCTTTCGCCTGCCCGCTCTGCTGCTTGCTGGAGCCTGTTACGTTGACCACAACGGCCATGCGGTAAATCTCCTGCTGCAGTGTAGCAATCTGCGCTGCCAGCACTGTTGCAGGACCATCAGGCGGAGCGATGAACGCAGGCGCGTGGCTGCTCTCCGGAGGATAGCCCAAGGCATTATTGGTACCGATGTTGATACTGTCCGGGTCACTCGAAGGGTAACACAGAACGCTGAAGGTCTGATTGACCAGGATATCAGCCAACCAGCTGCACATATTGTAGATAGCAAGATTTGTTTTAGCTACGCTAAGGAATTCACTAGGTGGGAAAGGATTGTGACTATTCCTCACTTTGCTAACCAAAGGAATAACCGGCACGCGCCCAAGATTCCAGGTTCCGCTGTGCTTGCCTTTGCTGTCGATAAGCTCCCAACCTTCTGCCGTCAGCGTTCGTGTCGCCATCGTCTGTTCCTGGTATGAGGCTCTACGAAAACAAACTTTGTGATACGTCCCAGCTTATCCTGACAGATTTCCTTTACGGCATTAAGGTTAACCACAAAAGCATAGGGCAGGTTATTGCGGTCCGCTTCCAGGTCTGCCACACGCATATCCTCAGTATCGCCCTGCGCCTTATCCATAACGATATAAGCGACGCCCTGCAGCTTCGCACTGCAGGCAGCCTGCTTCATAAGGTTCTGGATGCTGGTGCCCAAGAAGTCAACATCCTTACTGAAGGTTTCCCACAGCTCCGAGCCTGCACCTCTCCAGTCACGTACAGCCAACGTTTTGAAGATTGGTGCTACATGAGCATTAACGCAGGGTGCCAGATAGTTAAGGTAGTACGCCAGCTCACGCCTCATGCCGTATTTTCCTGCATCCTCACGCGGGTGCTGTGTTAAATAGCTGCCATCAAGAAAGCCTCCGCAGCCTTCATAGCCATCTTCCAGCATTTTGTATAATCCATGTTTATCATTACGCATTTTTTCACCTCTCTTAATAGTTGACACGCATCGGTTTAGGCCTTGCCACCTCCACAATGTCCTCGCACACGCCGGTTAAAGCATCCGGAGCATCATCGTGTGTGTTCTTGCCTTCCTTCTGGTACTTGCTCAGTGCTGCATAAAACTCCGGCCAGCGGTTCTTCCAATCGCTTGGGAAATAAATATGCTCCATACACCACGTAGCATTAGACAAGATTCTTGCAGCCTTGTTCTTATGCTGCGTAAATGTTTCAATGGTTGTATGGTTGCTATGCAGCAGCTTCTTCACGTTCCTGGCGAATCCACGCCCGCCATTGTTGCTTTCAAAGCGTGCCACATTCGTGCTGTTGCGTTCCAGAGCCCTCGCCGTTGCCGGTTCAGTTACTTCCATAGGCTCTTTCGTGTATAAAACGTCAAGCACATACGCTTCATCCGCAAAGGTGCGCCCATAAATAATGCAGCAAAGGTAATCGGCACCTGTATCAGCCGTATCAGTATAAGCACGAATCTGCTTGAAGGCAGGCAGCGCGCCGTCATAGGTCTTGAAGCTGCTGTACAGCCTGCCCTTGATGTCTATCGGCTCCTGCTGGTAGTTGGCACTCCATATATCTAGCCCCATGAGCTGCTTCTTCTCCATGCAGCTTTCAGCATCCAGCACGCCATCACAAAGCATGCTGCCGTCATCCTGCACTGCCTTCATGTTGATATGCACGATTTTATCTTTCGGGTAGTATTCCAGCACCTTGCCTGCTAAATCATCACTAGCCCAGCGCGTCATTATGACGATGATTTTATAATCGCCTTCGCCACGCGACAGCATGGTATTGGTGAACCAGTCCCAATGCTTTTCCTTGACATTTTCGTTGCAGGCTTCTTCCGCATTCTTGATTAAATCGTCTATGATCATCAGCCTGCAGCCGAAGCCTGTCGCTGTACCGGTTGGCGATGTAGCAAGATAACTTGTCTGCTGTCCTTCAAGGCTCCACAGATTCATAGCGCCGTCGCCACGCTTAATTTTGGTGGCGGGGAATACATCACTATAGACCGGCTTATAAATATCCGCCTTAGCCTCGCTGATGCTGTCACGCACGTTCTTACTGAAGCGCGTCGACAGTGTTTCGTTATAAGAGCCAATCATAACCTGCAAGGTGTTATCCCTGCCCAGCGCCCATTCCACGAAGTTGCTGGCAGTGTAGCTCTTGCCATGACGCGGAGGCATGTTCAGTACAAGTATCTTCTTATCTGAGGTCAGGAACCATTGCAAGGTATCGCACAGCTCCTGCAGATACTTGCGGTCGCTCCGGTAGAAGTCCGGGTTCTTCAGCTGGGCGTAAAAAAAGAACCTGCGTCTTGCAAGTTCTATCTTTGCTCCCAATGTTATAAGCTGCTTATCCATCCATACCAGCCAGCTTTTTCAGTTCTGCATCCGTCAGCCCTGCGAACGGATTGGCAAGCTCACCGGAGATTTCCACGTTTTCCTTAGGCTTTAGGCCTACGGTATCACGATAAATTTCAAACGCCTTGATGTTGCCACGCTTAGCCTTCAGCTTCAGCGCGTCCAGCATCTCCTTGCGCTCATCGTCGGTCGTGAAGTCAGCGTCCAGCTCACGGAACGACTTCAAGCGGCGGCGTGCTTCACCGGATGCCTGCCCGCCTTTTTTGCCATTTCTCGCCGCTTCCTCGCCGCTTCGAAACCTTGTGGCTTTTCCATTCTTCAAATTATCCAGTTGTTTCTTTGTAGGCATCCATCTCACACCACCTTAATCCCACATCATCAATAATATCCCAAAATTCTTCCACATCATGCGGCACAACGTAGAAGCCTGTTTCGTCTTTCTCAAAGTCAATGCCAACATGATGCAGCTCATGCCTAAGCAATGTTTCTAACTGCTTTTCGCTAAAGCCAACTACATTCGGCTCATAAACCACAATAAAAAAATCATAGGGGCAACACCAGCTGTAGCGGTCGCTCACTAAGTTACAATCAGCAAATATCGTCCGCTTATTGCGCTTCTTCTCTTCCAGGCTGGATAAGTAGGCTATTTTTACTTTAGCAGCCTTTATATCAGCGAATTCCGGCAACGTGCGTATCAGCTTATTTGCTATTAACCTATACTTTTTACTGTGCTCCATGATATACCTCAAATTCTTCTACCCTTGCCGGACGCGCCGCATTGCAGTGCGGTGTCCTTGCGTCCGGAAAGAAGGTGTTCTATTCCGGCGTGGTAAAAATTTACAAAAACCCACGCCCGGCAAAGGCAGAAAATATATAAGGGCAGTCACCGCAGCTTCTGCCCCTCACTACTTCGCCCGCAGGCTTTTCGTTATTCTTATTGGTGCGTAGGGCTGGAATTGCACCAGCGTTGTATCTTACGTCGCGGATTTACAGTCCGCTGCCTTCGCTACTCGGCTCACCTACGCATATAAAAGCAGGGGGTAAAGGGATTCTTGACGCCAGCTGCACAGCTGCGCTACGAATATTTGCAATGTCCTATTCGCAACTTGCATCTACTCCCATTCGGGAACCTTGCCCCTGCACCCGGGTATCTTTAAAATCTTACCATAACGCCACCCATGACGTTATCAGCTCTGCCGGCTACCCAACCACCAGCATTGCCTTTCAGCGGGAAGTTAATAACGCCTACCGCGCCATCTTTAGAGATGCCAGCACCAATGCCCCAGCGCCGCGTTTTATCAACTACCGGTATCTTTATATTAAGATCCGTGCTGCTGGTCTGCGTCAGCGTCAGTTTATTCTTGTCAAACAGGTACTGTTCATTCTCTGCTTTGGCTACAACGAAGGCCTTGTCATTAACCTTAACATTCAGCACCGGCTTGTTGAGCTTCACCTCAACATCCGTTTTTTCCGGTTCGCTTTTAGTACTGCCATCAGCAGACTTGTAGATAACAGTTTCTTTAGGCACATAAGCGATTTCCGTTTTCACCTTGTCCCGGTATTCAACCTGGGTAACTACTTTTGTGTCAGCCACCGGGCAGGTATGCAGAACGCCGTGCAGAGCGAAACCGCAGGCAAAGGCAAGCACAGCAGCTATTATTAAAAATATTGCATTTTTACTTATCACTGTGCGCCTCCCTTTCCATGGCATAGTAAAAGCCCCACCGCCATTACAGCAGCAGGGCTTTACTCCCTTGCGTCTCTTGTTTTCTTCTCCGCTTATTATAATTATATCATCAGCGGATACTGTCAAACAATGTCACAACATATATTTTTACAATTTTTCATTCCATCTCTGAACTATTTCAAGGAAAAATTCCCCGTCTCTCGCCAGCTCAAATCTTTTACAGCATGGGCAGTAAATCCCTAAAACGCCTTGCTTATTAAATGCACACCTTGGCTGCATGCCGCAGCAGTCATTGATTTTCAGGTTCAGTTTCTTTCTTTTCTTCTTCATCATGCGCCAGCCTTTCCAAGATGGCTGCATGACGGCGGTGCACGCTGCGCCAGTTGATTCCCATGCGTACAGCCACTTCTTCCCACGTGTAGTTGCTGAAATAATGCATTCTCAGCATCATCTGGTCTTCTGCAGGCAGCGATTCGATGGCCTTTTCAATATCCATCTGCAACCCTACCAGCGCGCCAAACTTTTCGTAATACAGACTGCGCAGTTTATCAGCCTTGGCAATGGCATTGGTTACATTGTCACGCCCGCTATTGCCGCCACCGGGCATCCCTGTTAATTGCGAAATTCTTGGCGATGTCATCATGTTGGTAAGCTCGTTCACCTGGTCCTGCAAATCCATTATCTCCATTTTCAGATGCTTGCATTTACGCAGATCATATTTTGTTATCAAGTTTTTGCCCCTCCTCAGACTTCTTCGAAAATCATATCCGGATGTTTGTACAGCAGCATTTTACGCTTCAGCAAATATTCCTTTGTTCTAAAGCCCTTAACGTCAACTACTACTGTGCGCCCATCTTTATATTTGACGACAAAATCAGCAATATACTTGATTGCTCTTTCGGTTTTGCCGGCATGTTTGAATTTAGGCTGCAACTCGAACGTTACCTGACGTTCAAAATCTATAACCTCGCCTGCCTTGCGCAACACTTTCAGTTCGCAATAATAATTTTTTTCTTTGATGCTGTCAAAGACGATGCCATCACATTCAACTTTTTTGTTATGGTATTTCATTGTTGCTTGCGCGTCCTTTCCCAATCCGCCAACGCATCCGGCGTACCAAATTCTTTTAACAGCTCACGCTGGCATTTTTCACAGTAAACGGGTCGGCCGTTGTCGAAAATGCTCGATACAGCCTTTTCTTTATCGCACCACACGCAAACTTCACCTGCGCTAGTTTCCATGTTGCACACCCCCTAAAACGGAATCTCTTCGTCAAAAGACACCTGCTGGCCGAAACTTTCCATGCTCTGCGGTGCTGGCTGCTGTGATGTCTGCTCCTTGCGCTCAATGAATTCGGCATGGTTGACGATTACTTCAGTCACCCAGCGCTTGCTTCCGTCTTTGGCATCGTAGCTGCGGATTTGCAGGCGACCTTCCACCAACAGACGTTGTCCTTTATGCACGTAGTTGCCTATTGTCTCTGACGTCTTTCCCCACGTTACGCAAGGGATAAAGTCCGCTTCACGGCTGCCGTCTTTAGTGTAGGGGCGGTCAACAGCAAGCGTAAACTGTGCCACGCAGGCCCCGCTCGGGGTATATCTGATTTCGGGATTTTTGGTCAAACGGCCTAACAGCATAATTCTATTCATTCTCATTCTCTCCTTTCAGCACCAGCCGCAGCGCCAGTACAATGACCAGCGCCAGGCAGATGGTTCCTGCTGCATTGTAGATTAACTCAGTAAACGATATATCCATAATCAGTTCCGGCTAAGCCTCCTTTTCTTCTACACCGATTTGGGCTTTGATATAGGCGATGGCCTTATACAGATAATCAACATCACCGCTATCACGCCACATATTCAGATTGTAATGTACCGCCGTCATAAAGAACTGTTTTTCCTCCGCTTGGGTTTTATCCTCAACGACTTCATTTTCTTTAACCAGTTTGTCGATATACCAGCGGGCTTTTTTCAGGTCCTCAACGCCATTCTTCTGGCTCCAGCGCCACAGATACTTGATGGCATTAGCGGTACAAACAGCATCAAGGCCTTTCAGGTTAATCGTGGCAGCCGCGAGCGCGTCGATGCACTCAACAACGCCTTGGGTGTAGTGCTTGGGATGGTTTACATTGTCAGTCATTATTTATGCCCCCTTATCCATTTCTCATGTCTTGCGGCAGTTCCGGCTGTCGCTAAATTTTTCAAGTTGGCCTGCCGTTTAGCTTCCAGCAATTTGTATTGCTCGGTTTTCCATTCGCTAAATGCATTGCAGATAGCATGGCAGCCTATTCTTCTTACTTCGCATCCTCGGCAGGGTGATTTGCCTACCATCTTTTCTTTGCCCCTTCTTCCTTTACCAGCTTGCCGGCTTTATGCGCCCGCCTTGCAATATTTGCTTTGTCATCGCAGCTGAAGGCAAGGCATGCAGGGCAGATAGTGATAATTTCAGCAGGATTAAAGTAGTAGCGGTTGCACCTGCCGTTCTCCTTCCCGCACACTTGGCATTTACGTTTCATCTGCTCACCTCCTAAAACAATTCCTCTTTCGGCAGCACGAACCAATACTCTCCCAATGGACTAGGTGGGTACCACTCCCATTTATATCCCTGCTCCTTGCAGTACATCACCAAGGCATCAGAATACAGGCACATACGCCCGCTCTTTCTGTACTGCTTTGCTATAGGCTCAAATTTCGCACGCATTTCATCTGCAGTATAGTGTTCAAGAGCACGGCGGCCGTCGAATATAAGACGTGATGCAAGTTTTTCCGCGTGCCAGATTTCGCCACGGCGTTGCAGTTTTTTCTCTAATTCTTCATTCCACTCCATGATATCTACCTCAATCTGCTGTTTCCGCATTTCTCCGGACAGTTGCTGCATACGTCATGATGGCAGCTGCGGTCGCACTCTTTGCAGCACAGATGGCAAAATTGGTTGATAGCGCAATCTGTAACAGGGCGTTTACAGAACCACTTTGGTTTCTGCCGTTCAATAATCGCCGGGACCTGCCGTTCCTCTTTGTATGACCACTCTTCTTCAGGCTTCAGCAACGGCAGTAAAGGCTTTTTATCGGCGATTTTGACTTTTGCTCTGGTAGCGGCACGTTTGCTTTTCTTAATCTTGTTTTTGCATTCATCGCTGCCACAGCTGGTTATATATCCACGCTCAACAGCTACGGCAGTAGCATATCTTACCGCGCCGCAATCACACACGCAGGCAAAATGCGTTTGCTTATAAGATAAATTCAGCATCTTTTGCGCCATCGCCGGAGCAATAACCCCCGCAACAGTAAGCATGTCAAACTTACGCCCGACATATGAATTCCAATCTTTCCGCATCTTCCGCCCTCCCTAAAGCCCCAGCAGCTCATTCATGCTTCTGAAATCAGCTGCTACCTTCTGGCGGCGACGGCTCTTGCCGGTTACTTCTACCGGATGGCACATCTCCAGCACTCTGTCATAGATACGGCTGTTGCCGATGCTGTCAGGCTTTTTGATTTCGTCTATACTCAGGTTGGTTGTAATAATCATAGGCAGCTTTGCTCTATACCGTGCATCAATCACGTTGAATACCTGCTCCTGAGCGTATTCGCTCCGGCGCTCGGCTCCCAAATCATCCAGAACCAGCAGGTCGAACTGATTGAAGCTATCAATATAGGCTTGTTTTTCCTCAATGCTCCACAATGTATTGAGCACCCGCGCAAAGTTGGTCATCAAGCAGGTTCTGCCGGAATCTATCAGGGCATTAGCGATGCAGGCTGCAGCAAAAGTCTTGCCGGTTCCCACACCACCATACAGCAGCAGGCCTTTCCCCTGCTCCCGAAACTGCGTAAAGTTGCCAACGTAGTTTTTAGCAGCCCTCATTATGCGCGGGTCCGCACCATCATCAGCTGCAAAATTCCAATGCTGCATATCGCTTTCAAGAAAGCTGGCACGGCGATGCTGCCTGATACGCGCCTGCCGCTTTTCAGCTTTGCGCTGCTGTTCTTCTGCCGCCAATTTTTCGGATCTGCACCGGCAGAGGCACGGCACCACCTTGACCATGCCAAGGAAATTGCCGCGGAACTCTTTTGGCGTATGGCATTTGCCGCAGTACAGCAGACCGTTTTCCATATAGTCGGCTGAACTTCTTGGCAAGTTGGCGGCGGTCTTTTGCTCTACCGTCGCCACAATTTCAAGTAAACCATCCATGTTATCACCATCCTAGAAGTATTTGTCCAAATCAGTCATATCTTCACCGCCTGCAGACTTTGCAGCCGGTTTGTCGCGCCTTGCCCAATTACGGATAGTAGCAAGGTGGTTTTTATAGCTCTTGCCACTGGAAGCCATATATTCAGACAAGCGCTGTATACGCTGGTCCCAATCAGAAGGGAATTCAGCCTTCAGCTTATCCAGATCATCATCAGTCAGCAGCACGTTTTGATATTCGCCGTGTTTATGGCGGGGGGATTTTTTAGATATACTCTTATTCTTATCTTTATCTATATCTTTATCTATATCTTTTTCTAGTACGTTACCTTGCGTTACTGTAACGTTACATGTAACGTTACTTTCACCGTCAAGCTGTCCCGCTGCAAGCAGCTTTTGCTTTTCCCGGTGCTTCGCAACCCTTGCCCGCGTCTGCTCTCTGATTTCTGTCAGCCTGTCTATGCTCTGGTACTTCTCCCAGCTTGACAGAAAAATCATGTTGTTGATAATCTCTATCATCCCAAACTGTTCAAAGGTCTTCAGCGCAAGCCTTACAGTCGATATGGGCTTGTTAAACTGCGTGGCCAGCATTTCGTCCGTATATGGGATTTCCTTTGTCAGATAGATAAAGCCGCCATCGTTGACATTACCGGCAAGGCAGAGCAGCTGCACCCACATCAGCAGAAGGCTGTCGCCCTCCGGCATGCTGCCAATCTGCTTAATCTTGCGGTTGTCAAACATATCAACAGCAATCTTTATCCATTTCACGTCCGCCACTTTATCAGCTCCCTTTCCATGCCGCTTTGATTATATCCAGTTCCCATGGAGGTAAGGTCTCAACGCCCACACTTTTAGCTTCTGATACAACACTGTCTATCAGTCTTGACATCTCGGCTGTTGTATAGGTGCTGCTGCCATAATATGCTATTAGACTGGTATATTCTCCATGTTGGTCAATAGTATCTGTCAACCAGCCCAGGCCATTACCACCCCACCGCGTTGAAAACTGCGGCACGGAAGAAGTAAGCATCTCTAAAGTTGTGAAACTACCAACCTCACGTATATTTTTTTGATATACTACCGTTTTCGGTGCGTTAATCTTTTCCCCAATCTTATGGCACAATTCCCAACAATAGTTGTTAGCCCTAAGACTTCTTCTTTCTTTTTTAGGTTCGATGGTTATCGTGTATGGCTTCTTGTCGCCCTGCATTGCGTTCAACGTGTTGAAAAGCTCTTGCCTATACCAACTATCCAGCGACACGGTAAACTCTACTGTATCGCCAATACAGGACACGTCAGCTATATTTTTTATCTGCGCTTTCACGTTTCCACCGCCCTAAAGATAGCTTTTGCCTATCAACGCCCGGAATTCTTCCCGGCTATGCCCCAGGGCTTCATACTTACGCTGTGCGTGCTGTTTGATTTTTTTGTCAAGCACCTGGTTATTATTATGTACGCCAGCCGCGCCGTTATGATGATAGTTGCACAACGGCACTACAAAACCGTGTTTGTCGCTGATTTTCCGCAGCGCAGTTCCGAAAAATACGTGATGCACTGCTTCCCGCGGTCTGCCGCAGACTATGCAAAATTCCATGTTATCCGTTACAATAGACTTTTTCACTGTGCATCAGCCCGCTTTCTAAGGCTGTTCATAGCCTGCGCCCATTGTTTTGTATCCATGTCTTGCAGGTTATTAATCTTGTAACCTGCAACGACGCTATCAACAGCAACGCCCTTTTGCTTTGCCAACGCTTGCAGCTGCCCCATCTGGTAGCTAGTGACTTTTCCCGCTGGCTTTGCCGTAGGCTGCCGCTTAGCGTTGTTAGCTGGCTTCTGACTTCCAGCAGGCTTTTCTGCTGGTTGCTGCACCGGTGGCAGGGCGTCCGCGTCCTTTGCGTCGTCCAGCGCAAACAGCCCATTAAGCGCATATTTACGTGCATAGCTGCTACAACTTCCTGTAATCTGCGCTACATCCTTACCTTTTTGTGATTCGTCTTCGCGAGCATAACCATCAACTTCCACAACACCATCACTTTCAGTATCAATCAACTTAGCTACAGCCTTCACATATGTACGATTGCCAATGACAACGATTTCATCCGTCAGCAGCAGCACAGCTTTTACTTCTACCAGCAGAGGCTTTGCCGCTTCTGTAATATCTTCACAGCTGCGGTAATAGTACCCGCCGAAGTCGCTGTACTGCCCTTTAGGTACTTTCAATTTTGCCTGCAATGTCAGCAGCTTTTCATAAATGCCCATAATCAGTACCGCCTTATTTAATCTGCAGGTTCTGGCGCGCTACCAGCTCGCAGCCCGGTACAGTTTCACCGGCCTTGATAGCCTTTTTGACTGCAACCTTGTCCAGCTCCGGATCTTTGAATTTCAGGAATTCTTCCGGAACATCGCCGATGCACTTTGCGTCAAACTCTACTGCTTCACTTTTACGGAAGCTCATGGCCACCTTCGCAGTCTCAAACTTTTTGCCGTTCAGATAGCGGCTCAAAAAGCCTTTAAGGCTTTCCGCCTTGGCCTTCTTAGCCTTTTCACGTTCTGCAAAAGCGTTCTTCTGCGCTTTCAAAGCTTCTGCTTCCGCTAACAGGTTTTTATACCAGCAGCCCAGGTTCTCAATCTTCTTGTCGCGCTCCATTTCCAGAGCTGCGATTGCTTCAAGGTCGATGATTTCGCCGCTTTCGGTATCTACAACGCGGCTTTCGTCCAACTTGACGCAGGCCGCCAGTCTTTCGTCTATATCAAACAGTTTCATGCTATGCCTCCTTTAAACTTACGTTGTTCACGATGTTCTGCAGCTCCCGGGTGGTAAGACCGGCAAACTGATCCATGTTAAACATTTCTTTGGTAATGCCTTTTGCAAGCAGCTGATTTTGGAAGTAGTCCATTGTCAGGCCGTCATAATCTCTTTCGTTCATCTGCGCACCTCAATGGGAATCAGCACGATGTCCCCTGGCTGAAGTCCGCCTTTAATATTGCTGATTTTGCGCGTCCAGAAGATGACCTCGCGAATATCTCTGCGGTCTCCTGCGCGTTGCATGGTGTCACCCACCAGGTGCCAAAGGGTATCCCCTTCACCAGCCGTAGCCTTAACAACATATTTTTCCGTCTGGCGTGTTGCGTCCCATGCAGCCCAAACGCAGCAGGCTGCGAGCATTGCGATTAAGATTTTTTTCATGCTAATCACTCTCCCGAACACATTTCGTGCAAATAATCGTCAATTGCAAATGCCGGAACAAAGCGGCGGCTGTTACGGACTACATACTTCAGACGGCCCGCGTCCATCTCTTCTCTGACGAATGCTGCGGAACAGCAAAGCAGGTATGCAGCTTCGCCAGTTGGGTAAAGCATTCTGCGCGGAATCTCTCTGCGCTCTTTCGGAGCAGCTTTTTTAATCGTTCTTGCCATGATTGAACCCTCTTTTCTTAGTTAATAAACAACTTTACTGTTTTCTTCTTGCCTCACGCACCCGGAAGCTGCTTGATGATATCAACAATCATGCCCCAGCTGTTATCTGCCGAAGTTACTACAATAGCGCTGCCATGCGTGAACTTCGCATAAACATGCGATTCATACTCGTTTTCTTCCACGTATTCTAGCGACTCCAAGTCGTAGAAGCGGTTAGTCAGCTGCAGCACAGCGCAGAGCCGGAAGCAGATAAGCTGCTTATTCGCTTTGCACTCACGCTGATTATAGATTTTACGCCACAGCTCCAGCGGCAGTCTTTCTTCTTCCATAATCTCACCCTCCCTTCTTCCCTCACTTCTCCGCATCAGTGCTATAATTAAGCTACAGACAGGAGGTGAAATAATATGAATATACATAACGACGCAATGGATTTATTAAGGTACATTTATGATGGCCTTTCAGAAGGATATGATTCCTACAATGTCAGCGAAGATAAGCTGGAAGCTATGAGCCCTAATGACAGAACATCATTTCTTGCTTCTGTAAACTATTTGAAACAAGAAAATTTTGTTAAGCCATACGCCGAATATAAAGGCGTTCCTGTTAGTGTTAAAATCACCTCTAAAGGTATAAAGGCTATTGAGAAAATTTCCACTGTGCAGCCGGCCGCAAACATCATTGTCAATAGCAACGTTTCCGGTATCGTTGGTCAGAACATTACAGGAAACACTATCAATCAAGGTTTGTCTATCGCTGATTTTCAAGCTATACTACAAGCCACCATTAGCGACAAGCAAGACCTGCAAAAAATTCAAGAAGAGCTTTCACCTCTTTTTAAACGGATGGAAATCGGTTCTCCGTTAGAAAAAGGTCTGCTTTCGTCCGCTAAAGAACATCTGGAAAACTATCAAACTATGTACGGTTCACTTTTGCAGGTCATCGGTACCTATCTGCTCGCAAAGTAGCGGTAAAATATTTTCATTTAAAAATTTAAATTCTTCGGCCTTGATTGCATCAACAGCAGCCAAGGCTTTTTTTATTTCTTCCCGGATTTTCGAACTTTCAATTATGTATAACGAGTTATCAAGTTTACCTGAAGATGTTTTTCCCCAAAGTTTGTTGATTCTAAATTCGGCTTCTTTAATTGCCTTTAAGCTTCTTTCAATGGTTTGCAAATTTTTCGTAATCTCCATCGCCATTGCCTCCCATCACCATCACGCCCCGCAAAACTTGTTGATAAAGTACTGCTGGCCTTTGCCGGTAACCTTGGTGGTTTTGCTCACGCTGACGTGGCCGTCACTGTGGGAAATAGCCGTTTCTTTAATCTTGAACAAGCCCATTTCCATAGCTCTCTGCGTGGGGCTGTTGTAATCCGCTCCGGCACGCTTAATCAGGTATCCTTGCTCACGCATCCAATTAAACAAGCGCTTCTGACCAATCGGATGGCCGTTCTGCTTCAGAATCTTCGCAAGGTCACCGATCAGAATCGTGCTGTCCGACGCGCTCACCGCATCCGCAAACAGCACCTTCGGTTTCGCCGCTGCCACATCGCTTTCCAGCTCCTTAATGCGCTGGTCACGCTGCCGGATAGTGCTTTGCGCTACCAGCACAGCCTTCGCCATAATCTCTGCGTCCGTCATGTTCTCACTGCCTGCGATGTAACCGCCGGTCTTTCTGATTGCCGGAATGACTTCACCTGTCACCCATCTCTTGAACTCCTTTGCTTTGGGCATCTTGCTGGAGAGGATGAGAGAGTAAAGACCGCTTTCGTTGATGATGTACATTTCACGGTTTTGACCTGATGCACTGATTTGGTGCATCAGCTTATCTTCATCATCCACATGATTACGGATAGCATTGTCAGCTCTCTCATATCCGAGAATCTTAGCTACATCTTTACCAACAAACCAAGGCTCTCCGTTTTGCTGAATGGTGCGAATCTGTCCAAAATCAGGACTATTGAAAATCTGTAAGTTATTCATGTTATCCATCCTCTAATCACTTGCTATTTGTAGCATTTATGCAACGCTATCAGCAAAAAAAATTTCCGAAGGATTACTAATATCAGCAATTTTTGCAATCATATTAGCTTCTTCAACAGTAATAGGCGCCTTGCCATTGAGCTTTGCATTCATGCTTTTCACAGATAAATGCAGGGCTTTAGCCAATTTCACCTGAGTAATTCTTCTCTCTGCCAAAACGCCTCTCAATTTATTCAAGTCCAATTTACTCACCTCCTAAAGATTTTCTGTTGCATTTCTGCTACGGTTATATAATACACCCTTCTGCAATGCAAGTCAAGCAAAAATGCGACGAATTTTACTTTTTTCTTGTACTTTCGTTGCATTTATGGTATTATTCTACTAAAGGAGTTGAATACAATGAGTGAAAAAGAATTAACTGATTTAATCGAAAAAATAAAGGAAAGACGTCTAAAATTAGAAATGTCTTATCAAGATTTATCCGATGCTACTGGCATAAGCAAATCAACATTGCAACGTTATGAAACTGGTTACATTAAAAAGGTACCTATCAATCAAATTGAAATTTTAGCTAAAGCTCTGCATACCACTCCTAGCTATTTAATGGGCTGGGACAATACTGTAACCGAAGCTCCCTCCGTTCCCCTCACCCCCCGCGATGAACGCCAAATCGCCGCCGACCTTGAAAAAATGCTTGCCGACCTCGACAGCAAAAACGCAATGGCTGCCATGGGCGGTACCGTCGAAGATGATGAAGACAGAGAACTCCTGAAAGCAAGCCTGCAGGCTACCATGCGACTGGCAAAGAAAATCGCCAAAGAAAAATACACTCCTAAAAAATATCGCCACGAAGAGGAATAATATCATGGATATCAAGGCTGCTGTGAAGCAGCTTACACATAAGCACAAAACAAATAACCCCTATGAGCTGGCGCAGCTGCTGAACATCATCGTCATGTACGCAGAGCTTGGCAGCACATGGGGCTACTTCACTACATATAAGCGTTCCAAGTTTATCATCATTAACCAGAACATATCCGAAGAATTGCAATCATACACCTGCGCCCATGAGCTTGGGCACAGTGTTTTACATAAAGGCGTATCGACGCCATTCCTCAAAGCCCACACCCTTTTCAGTATTGATAAAATAGAACGGCAGGCCAACACCTTCGCCGTGGAACTGCTCCTGCCGGACGAGCTGCTGCAGCAGTACCCGGAAACCTCCATTCACCGCCTTGCTGACATGGTAGGCGTGCCGATGGGGCTGGAAGTGCTGAAGAAGTAAAAAAGAACCTGGTAAAAACAGCCTTTTTTACCAAAGACGTTAGGCATAAAAAAATACCGCCAGCTGGATGCTGACGGCGAAGAAACACAAAGAAAGGACTGTTGAATTATGAATAACAAATGTACACTTTACATCGATGAAGCTGGCGATTTAGGTTTTAACCGCGGCACTCAATGGTTTGTTTTATCTGGTGTAATTGTAGAGAAAAATGACGAACCTTTGATTCGCAACATTATGAAAAACATTAAAAGCAAACTCAACATGAATAATATTCATTTTCGCAACATGAAATATGAGCAAAAAGCATATGTGGTTGATACATTATGCCAAGGAAGGTTTAAGTTTATTTCTATTATTGTAGATACTACAAAAATTACATTGAAAACTAAGAACAAAGACGATAAACCAAGTTTTATTACATATAATTTTGCTTGCCGCCTTTTATTGGAACGTGCGTCTTGGTATCTACGCGATAATAAAATGATAGCCGATATCGTATTATCTAGCCGAGGAACCTCCCGTGACGGAGAGCTTATCGAATATATTAGAGAAAAACTTTTAAACTATGATTATAATCAAGTCAGCAATGTCTTTCATAAAATAACCGCAAAACCAGCAGCCAGTTGGGATATGTTGCAACTAGCTGACGTATGTGCAACAAGTATGTTTTATTTTTACGAGCCCAACAGATTTGGTCTAGTCGCCCCTTGTTTTATTTATAGAATGTTACCGTTCATTTATTCTCATAATCAGGAACGGAAAAACTATGGTGTTAAATATTATGCTGAGGAAATGCGCCCAGATAATAATTATTTGAAAAATAAAACAATCTGTAAAAAGATATAAAAAAAGAACCCCCAGCGCGACTACCACATGTTGAACATGCTGGTGAATTCACCCTCGCGTTTATCTGGCGGCGTTCTTTTCACTAATATTATAGCAATTAAATATGAATTCGTCAATAAGGCTAACCCTTGACAATTCCTAAAGTAAGTATCAAGACTTACCATAAACTTTTAACTAGCAAAACAAAAAAGCGCCCGGTGTTACCAGCACCGAGCGCAGTGCGGAGCGTGTTACCAGCACGCAGCCGCTTTGTAATCCCTCAATTCATGGCAAGAACAAGAGCTGATTACCTTTTTATTATATCAGAATTTAATCAGCTCTGCATAAGTAAAATTAGTAAAGGAGCTGATTTTTATGGCTATCATTACAAAAAAAGGCAGGCCAAAGCCCTATAGCTACAGCATCTGCACCGATGAAATACTGCCTACCGGCAAGCACAAATACATTTATGGTCCATACTTTGCCACCAAAAAAGAAGCTAAGGAAGCTGAGGCCATAGCAATATCCCAATTATCACAGGGCACTTATATCGAACCGTCAAAAGTCACTGTCAATGAACTTCTTGATGCTTTCATTGCATCCAAATCAGATCTGAGTCCCGGTTCCCTCTACCCCATGCGCAGTTTTGCTAAAAGGATTGGACGGCAGCCTTTAGGAAGTATCCAGCTTAATAAGGTTACGCTTATACATGTAGAAAAATATAGAGCCTTCCTTTTAAGCGAATCCGGTCTTTCTGCCCAAACAATCAGAGAAGACCTGAGCTTTTTAAAATCTGCCTTCGAATGGGCTGTATCTGCAGATTTGATTTACAGAAACCCGGCACGCAAAATCAAACTTCCACCAAAGCAGCCTCCCAAGGGAATGCATGTACCTATCGAAATACTGCTGCAGATTCTGCGCATTATCAAAGCATTTGATTACAGTAATCTTTATATGCCGTTTCTGCTTGGCGGTATGTGCGGCATGCGTATAAGCGAAACCCTGGCAGTTCGTGCTAATGTCCTTGATTTCAGGGAAGTATCCGTAACCAATAACCTTCTGCGCCACAATGGCGTAATGCAGTTTTCCAAGACCAAAACGCGTACCAGTATAAGGGAAATCCCCATGCTTAACTTTGTACGTCACGAAATAAACGAATACCAAAGCTACATTGCCCAAGCCGAGAAAGAAGCCATAAACAGGTACAACCTGTTATTAAGCACTCCCGGATGTATTGCGGTAGATGATGCTCCCTGGCGTAACAACCTAGGTTTGCTAATAGTCTTTCCGGATAATGGTCGCCCAATGTGCCGCGATCATGTTGAACGGCGTTGGCGCAGATTGAAAAAACAGTGTCCGGAATGGCTGAAGCTGCTTGAAAAATATCCTCTTCTGGCCAAGATGCGGCACCATGATTTCCGGCACAGCTTTGGCAGCAATCTTAGGGACCGCGGCGTAGACATTGTTGACATCTGTGAAATTCTTGGTCACAGTGATGTTTCTTTCACAGCAAGAACCTACGCACTGCCTTTAGAAAATACTCATCAAAAAGCTATGGATAAATACGAAAACGCCATCAAAGGACTGCTGCCATAAAAAATAAAGCCTGCTATTTCATTAAGTTGAAAAGCAGGCTTTTTCTAATACGTTCTAAAGTGTTCTAAATAGGCAGTTGGAGCAAATATTGGACAAATATTGGACAAAGCAGTATTTTTCTCATTTTCCTTTCGTCCTTTAAAGCTTCAGCATACAAAAAGAACCGCATTCTCATGCGGTTCCTAAGTTTTAAATTTGGTCGGGGCGGCGAGATTCGAACTCACGGCCTCTTG